GCCCGCTTCCGGGTCAGGCACGGCACGGCCAGCGGTCGGCAGTACGGTGATGCGATTGCTCATGGGGTTACGTCTCCAGAGAAAGTCAGTTCCACGCGCCCGTCAGGGCCCGGGTGTTTCAGATTGGGGTCGGCCGGGTTGATCGCATCGACCCGCACGGTGACCCCGGTAAAGGACGACAAACCGTCCAGTTCACGTTCGTGCCAACTCTCCGCAGGCTGACTGGGCAGATTGCGGCCGAGCTGGAACTCGGCAAAAAAGCGCAGCCGATAGAAGGCGCGGCTGCTGTTGATCGAGACCATCTCGCCGCCGTCGTAGACGATGGCGCTGTAGTCATTGCCCGGTTTGAATCCCACCAGCGCGCGCCACAGTTCGGCGCGCAGGTCGTGCAACAGATCCAGCGCTTTTGTAGCGTCCGTGGCATCAAGCGCCAGGACGATGTCGAAGCGGTCGCGGATCGGTTGGGTGGTGAGGTTTTGTGCGGTGCTGTTACTGGCGAGATCGGCCAGTGGCAGCACATGGGCCGAGGGTGTCGGCAGATCGGCATTGCCTTGCAGCAACGCCAGATCGACACCCACCGCAATGTGGTTGGCAAGGCTTGGGCATTGCCCACGCAACTGCGTGAGGATCGGGGTGATCTTCATGGTGGTGTTCCAGAGTTGAATGAAAAGCGGTCTGCAGAACACTGCAAAACCTGTGGGAGCTGGCTTGCCAGCGATGGCGGTGGATCAGCCGGCGTCTCTTTTGAATGGGCTGGCCTCTTCGCGGGCAAGCCCGCTCCCACAGGGATCTTCATCGCAGTGACAAAGCGGGGAATCAGTCCTTGGCTTCAGCCTTGGGATCAAGGCCGCTGGCATCGATCACACAGCGATAGCTGTTCTCGCGATTGCCACTGGCGGTGACTTTTTCGATCGACCAGCGCCCACGCATGAAGTCCGGCCAGGTCTCATCGAGCAGCACCAGCCCTTCGGCCGCCAGCAGTGGATTGCCGGGACAAGTGATTTTCACCTTGTACTTCTGCCGGAGCATCTTGCGCACTTCGCCTTCGCCAACGGCAATCGCATCGGCTTCGCTGGGTTGCTTCTGGCGGATGATCTTGAACGGCGCAAGCCCCGTTTCGACCCACTGCAACAAACCTGTGGCAGCCTCCACGAAACAGGTCTTGCAACCCTTGGTTTGCTCGCGGGCGGACTCCTCCAGCGTGGCGCTGATGAATGCGTGATCGCCGGGACGGTTGTTGCTGGTCACCGACAAGGTCACGTCCGCCAGCACCTGGCCCGACAACGATTTGGTCTGACCGGGACGGGCCAGCACGTACACGTCGTTGTAGGGTTTGGTCACCGCGTTGTACTTTTTCGCCAGGCGCGTCAGAAAGCTCATGTCGGTTTCGTTGGACTGGTCGACGTGCTCGATCCTGATCATCGCCACCTCGGGCGCGACGCGCGGTGAAAAGCCATGGCTCGACACCAGTTTGCGAAACAGCGCACCCAATGTAGTCGGGCCATGACTGGCCGTGCGACGTTGCTTGAAGCCCGTCTCATCCTCCTTGCTGAACGGTGCCGCCGTGGCCACCAGCGTCAGGCGAAACGGAAACAGCGTCGGCGTCAGGCGCGTCACTTTGAACTGGCCCTTGTCGACCATTCCCGACTCCAGATAACCGACCTCAAGGCCGATTTTTCCACCCAGATTCGGCAGCCCTTCGAGGCCTTCAAGATCAATCGTCAAGGTCAACTGATCGGACTCGAAACCGGCAGCGTCGATGTGCTCCCAACTGATCAGGCGCTGATTGAGCAGATCCGCGTTTGCGCCGTAAATCTTAACGACCGGCGTAAAACCCAGTGTCATGCAACCTCCTTAATCCCAGGCCGTGAGCGGTTTGATCGTGGCCGGTTTCGAGTCGAGTTCCGGCAACGTGACCCAGACGCCCGCAGGCAGGATCGGGCCGTGTTCGGCCAGGGTCGGGTTGAGTGTCCACAGCGCTTCTTCAGCAACGTCATCACTGCGCCCGGTTTCGCGGTAGAGCAGCAGATTCACCGAATCACCGGCCACGCTTCGGACTTTACGCATTGTTGAACTCCGTTAACCCGACCACCCACTTGATCACCATCGCGGTGCCGTCATCGATGACCTCGCTCTGGTTTTCGTCGATGCTGTTGATCCGCCACAAGCCCCAGTTGCGGCCGATGCCGTCAATCAACGGCAGCGGCACACGCAATGCCTGAAGTGCGCGCAATTCATCGAGTCGATCCATGGCCACGGCATACATCGAGGTGCCGCTGATGGTCAGCGATTCGGCTTTCTGCCCGGTCTGACTGGACTTGGGTTTGCTGGTCAGGATCTGAATTTCGCTCCAGCCACCGTCGGACTTTCGCGCCAGCGTGCTGTAGGCGAAGTTGCGCGACAGGCCGAAGATGAAACTGCCCAGCGCCATTTGTTGTTTCATCAGGCGACTCCATCGGTGAGGGCTGCGTCACGGCGGGTGGCGAGGCTGTTGGTGTTCATCAGTGGAATGAATTCGTTGTTGAATTGGGATCTCAGGTGAAAGTCGACCAATTGACCGATCTTTTCCACACTGCCCGGGTCGCTGCAATACACCTGAACGGTGGGCGCGTAGGGGGCTGGCACCGTGGGCGCCTGGGCGCTGGCCAGCGCCTGACTGACCTGAGCCGGTGCTGCCAGTTTGTCCGGTGCAGCATTGCCGAGTTTTTCGCCAAGAAGGGAACCGCCCTCACTGCCAAGCCACCCGCCAAGCAATCCACCGAGAAGGCCACCTATGGCCATGCCGGGTGGGCCACCCACGGCTCCGAGTGACGCGCCGAAAGCAGAGCCTGCAAGAGCGCCGGCCATTCCACCGCCCGCTGCGCCGACGCTTTTAGCTATCTGGGTTTCGTCACCGCTGGCCACCCCGGCCGCCAGGCCTGTGAGGGCAGCGACGGTTTTCACAGGCCAGGGCATTGCGCGCGACAGAGGGCGCATGGCAGCAGCGGTCGACTCCAGAAGCGGGGCCCGCACCCGCGAAGTTTGCTCGAGGATCTTCAAACCACTGCCAGCAGCGGCGGCCCCCGCTGTGCCGGTGGCGGCGCCGGTGAAAACAGACAGGCCCTTATCCACGACTTTCTTGCCAACCCGTTCTTTGATATCGCTGCCAATGGCATCGAGCGCTTGATCGAACAACGGTTTGAGAAACGCGCTCACCGTCAACACCACGCCAGCAGTTTTCGGATAGGCTTCAGTCAGTTCACTGAGCTTGTCGACCCCGGCAGAGGCCAGCGAATCGCTGGAGGGTGCCAACGCGTTGCCTTTGGCGACGGCCAATCGTTCGCTACGGGCATTCAGAATATTCAGCTGTCCTTGCTGAGTACCGGAAAGCGTCAGGGCAGCCTGTTTTATCGACCCCTTCTCGCCCAGCTCCGACGTCGCGTATCGCTGCTTGTCCTTGACCTGCCAGAACGTCTCATTAACCTCACCGAGGTTTTGCGAGAGCTTCTGCGCAGCATCACCGCCATCGGAGAACAACGTCCTGGCCAGCACTGCGCGTTGTTCTGGCGGTCTGGCGTTCAATGCGGCCAACACTGTCAGCAACGCACCTTGCGCATTGTCCTTGTTCGGATCACGCATCGCCGCAGACACGGCCTTGGGATCGAGCCCCAGTTGTTTCCACGCCCCCTGTTCGGCAACAGAGACCTGGTCTCCCTTGCTCAAGGCTGTGGAAATGCTCTTCAACGCGACGCTTGCTTCACCTTCTTTCGTTCCGGTGTTCAGCAAGGCTGCCGACAGCGCTGCGGCTTGCTCGGGTTGCAACCCCGCAGCAATCGCCGCGTCGCCGGAACGCTGCAACACCGAGCCGATGTCTGCCGCGTTTACATCTCCGGGCATTTTGCCCAAGTGGTGAGCCGCATCTGCCAGATCGATGGCCTGATCACGGGTCAGTTTCATCGAGGTACGCCAGGCAGCCATCATCTCGGCGACTTGTAGCGCAGGCACCTTGAATGCTGACGCGGTGAGCGCAGCGTCATCGGCGAACTTCAGCAGTTCGAACTGCTTGTCCGAGGCATTGGACAAGTCGATGCCAATCCCCGCCTTGGCACCCAACGCCGCTGCATTGAGCAATTCAACCCCGGTGGTTCCTCCGGCAGCCACCAACGGGGCGCTGGCCATGATCAGGCTTGCCTGAGCCATTTCCTTGCCCTGAACCGGAGTCAGTCGAGCGACTTCGCTCAGGTTCGCAGCGGCTGTGTCCATCGCGACAGCGGCTTTGAGCAGTTCGGGAGGGACGGCGCCGGCTACCTTGTCTGCAGCCTTCTGCGCGGAAGATCCGCCGTCGCCATTGACCGCGCTCTTCGACAAAGAACGTTGGGTCGCCAAGGTGAGGATCAGCGAATCGATGGCTGCAGTCAGCGAAACGATTCGGTCACTTGCCGTACTCAACGCATGCCTCAGGTCGGCGACCTTATCCCGATCCAGGCCTGCTGTAGTCGTGCTCGTTGCTGCAGTGGTCAAGCCGATATTGCGGCTCGCGGAACCCGTGCTCTCACCGGCGTTCATGAGCGCATTTTTACTCTCTGCCATGCCGCTCTACTCCTGTTTCACGCCAAGGCGAGTGATCGCTATGTCGTAGCGGCGCAACGCCTTTTCGGCGTCCCACTCCAGAATCTCCGCCTCACTTACCGGGTAAATGAGCGGGACGATATCGAGGATTACTTCGATGTCGCGTTCCGAAAGTAGGCCGCCGGCTGGTTTAAAAAATCGTCGATGCGCACCTGCAATTGGGTCCAGTCAGGGACGCTCATGTGGGCCAGATCGGGGATCATCAGCCCGGTGCAATGGGCAGTGATGAACTCGGCGCGTTCCTTGGCCGTTTTCAGTTTCTTCATCACTTTGGTCGCGCGCAGTGCGGGCATTTCCAGCGACAGCGAGGTCACGGTGCGGCCAGTCACGGCGAGCGGTTGCAGCAGTTGCACTTCGTCAGGGTCGGCGGACTTTTCTGCATCCTCGACCTGCTCCAGAAAGTACGACGCCGGACGGGTCGACATCTCGTGCACGTACTGGGCGATGCTCACGTAGTCCGGGCGTTTGAGCTGGTCGAGTTCCTTGACCGACAGGCCGGTGGCGAGCAGCGCCAGTTCGAAGAACTGATCGTCTTCATCATCGCCGGCGCGTTCCAGCGCTTCTTTTTGTGCGGCGTAGAACAGTGGCTTGAGCTGGATCTGCTCGATCTGCGCGCCGTCGTCGCCGGTGATCGGTGACAACAGGTCATGCTGGGGTGGCATCCACGACATGTATGAATTCCTTGGTGATTCTTTTAGATCCACTGTGGGAGCGAGCTTGCTCGCGAAAGCGGCCTGACATTCAGCATTGATGGCCACTGACCTGGCGCCTTCGCGAGCAAGCTCGCTCCCACAGGGTTTTATGATTGCCTGTAAGCCGGGGTTACGGCATCAGCACCGCACGACGCGCATCACCGAGGATGTCGACGCCGTTGAGCACGAACTTCTGGGTGCGCACGTCGATGTCGATCACCGGAATGCCGTTTTCCAGGCGGTTGTAGGTGCGGCAGGAGAAGTCCAGCGTCGTAAGGGCTTTGCCGCCCATTTTGATCGCGTCCTCACCCATGGTTTTGAGCTTGCCGCCGATGGTGTGATAGGTGAACCAGGTGTTGCCATCCTGATCCTGACCGGCTTCACGCACATTCAGCAGGATGTCGTCGCCCAGTTTCACGCCCATTGCCAGCAACACTTCAGCACCGGTGCCTTGCAGCTTGATCTGAGCGTTCAGCGGCTTGGCGCTCTTGGCCATTTCCTCAACGATGAAGCGCCCGCCCGTCATGTTTTCCATGTCGAAGTCGATCTTCGGTGGCGTGAATTCCTCAACGGTCGCCGACAACGGCAGGCCTTGCAGGGTGGCCGCGATGGCCTGTCTTACGCGGTTGGTAAACATTAGAGAACGTCCTCCAGGAACTGCTCGATGATTTCATCGCGGGCGTTGAGTTGATAAACCATGTGTTCGTTCGGCGCGTAGCGGCCGTAGTCGATGACCACGTACCAGGTGCCGTTCTTGTACTTCTCGACGCTGTTGAGTTCCGGGTGCAGATAGACGCTGCCGCCAGGAATGGTTTCGTCGGCGACCAGGGTCTGCAGCCAGTCGTTGATGCGCTTGACCTCCTGATCCATGAACGACTTGGTCAGGTTCTTGGCCATGGCTTTCTGGCCGGCCTTGACCAGCTTGCGGCTGATCGCATCTTCGAGGCCGACGTAGCTGATGAACTTGCCGGTGATCGAGCGGTTACCCAGCAGCGAGAAGCCGCCGAGCACGGTGCGGGCGTAGTAGCTGACGCCGTAGCGGTTGAGCAGATCGCCTTCGGTGGAGGTGTCGAGGATGTTGTATTCAACGACTCGGGACACGTCCTCGGCGTAGGTCACCTGGTTGCCCGGGCTTTCCCACTGCTTGACCTTCGCCAGTGCGGCAATCGCCAGGCTGGACGGTGCGAGGAAGACGTTTTTCTTCGCCGCTTTCGAGTACACCGCCGGCATGTTGTGTACCACCAGGCAACGGTCGAAACCGAGGTCGGCGCCGCCCAGTTCCTGGCTGTAAGTCACTTGATCAGCGACCGAGGCATCCTTGCCGTCCAGCACCACACGGGCCTTGATGCGCTTGCCGAACGAGGCGAACTCGCTGGCTACCGCTTTGGTGCCGGTGAAGCCCGGCGCGCCGATGATGGTCAGGTCTTCCGGGACACTGCCCAGCGCCGCCAGACCGAGCTTGCGGCCGGTGGCTGGCTCGACACCGCCGATCACCGCGTTAACGGTGTCGGCCGGGGTCGCGCCCGCCTCGACGATCACCACGTAGACCGGCACCTTGACCACTTTGAGGATCTGGTAAACCGCGTGGTACAGCGTGCCCTCTTCGGCACCGGTCGGATCGAGCAGCGCGTGAGTGGTGAAGCTGTTGATGCGGAACGGTGCGTTGCGCGGAATCAGCGGATCGGCTTTCGGCGCGGTGCCGACCAGACCGATGACGTTGTCACCCAGGCCACCCATGGCCTCGGGGGATTCGGTGGCATTGACGGTAATGCCGTTGTGCTCGAAGTTCAGAACCTCAGCCATGGTTAGTCAGCCTTCTTGGCAGCGGCCTTTTTGGCCTGGGTGGATTGGGTTTTCAGTTCCAGTCGACCGGCGCTGTGCAGCGCACTGGCCTCGACGTCGAGCAGATCCAGGTCTTGACCGACGCTCGACCAGTGCCCACCGCCGGTGGGGAATGGAACGAGCACGGTGTAGGTTTGGCGGGTTGCCATTTTTCGTTTCTCCATAAACGGGAAAGCCCCTCGTGGGGAGGGGCTGGCGGGTGTTGATTTGTTTTAAGCGGACAAGAAAACGCCCCGGGGTGCAGGGGCGTTTTACTGAAGGTTTGGGACTCGCGTTTCAGGCAAGGAATCTGGCCAGCCCTCGGTCAGCATTTCGTTGCCGAACGTTCCTGCTCGAGCAGACTCGGACAGCGCTTTTTCCCGATCAAAACAGGCCTGAACATGAGACCGTACAGCCTGTGCAATTTGCAGGATCTGTTGAGCTGTCAAATCGACAAACCCGGCAACAGACTTGTAGCTGCAACGATATTCAGGATCGAGCATCGCGGAAACCGCCATTCCAGCAATCAGCGATTGACTGTCACGGGATGAATCGATAATCAAACCGGCGACCACGATACCCGAACCTTCTCGGCGAAATCGCTCCTGCGCAATCAGGTCCAATTGGCGCTTCAAGACCAGCTCGCCGTTCGCAAAACCAAATGAGTTTTCCAGTTCCTGAAGGGTGGGTTCATGGTCGAAGAGTACTTCACCGTCAGCCAATGGCCAGTCCGAGGCGACACATCGAAAGGTCGTCCCCACATTTGAGTAGGCTCTCAACATAGATGACTCCTTAAAAAGTGTATTGGGAGATGTGGACATCGTTTGCACGAGAGACCGACGCATAGAGACGGTAATAGATCGTCTGTGGAGTCGCCATGACCAGGTCCGAGAACGGACTTAGAACACCCAGTCCGACGATTCCACCAATGCCGCATGCTTTCATACCTACTTCGGTAACATCCGGAGAAAGCCCCAGAGAGCCACCGCCCGGAAAATCAGCGCTACCAATGTAATGAATGTAGCCACCGACGGTTTTTGCATTCTTCGGAACAACAGAGGCCAGCGAGATCGGTGTCGGCGACATCGACATGCCGTTTTCCAGCACTACCGTCCGAGCAATGGAAATTGAACGCTGATGTTGAATGCCGGGGTTCATCAATCGACTGGCACCGGTTTGCCACACGCTGACCAGCGCACTGGCGCTATAACCGGCGGGCATATTCGTGCCCGCATAAATTTCAGGAGCGGTACTCAATGTCGCATTGACGCCCAGCAGCTTCGCAACCTTCAACTCGGGGTTGTAGATGACGTAAATCCCGACACTGCCGCTTGCTGGAGCGATACCGGTGTCCATGCCACCTGCACCGACGGTTGTCAGATCGAGCGATAGATTGAGATTCGACAACTTGTACTGCGCGCCCCCCGGTTGCTCGACAATCAGTTGATCAGCAGTAACCGTTGCAACGGAAGCCGCGACAGGCAGCGATACTCTCAGATTACGCATGGCGCCTACTTCCGCACCATTTAGGCGAGCCAGTCTGACTTCAGTAGCTAGAGAGGCAATGTCGATGCTTCCCTGATTGACCGGCGCGTTCCAGGCTTTGATGCACCACATGACGGCGAGGTTGCGCGGGCGCACGGTTTTCCAGTACGAGCCTGTATTGAGGACAGTGACACCGGTGGACGTGTAGTAAATATCGCCTTTGAAATCAGGTGCCGGATCGGCATCAATCGCGTCGGAGTTTCCAATGCCTTGAACGGCTGGCGCCTCGACGTTGTCACCCTGGATCTTCGTACCGGCCTGGTAACTGCCTACGTTTCGCCCGGCGTCGACTCCACGCCCATGATCCCAGCCGCGCAAAAATTCACCACGTGATTCCGGCAAGCGGAAATTACCTACTCCCTCATTGCCTTTGTTGTAAGTGGTACCGAGAAAAGCCGCCAGATCCGGATAAGTCGCAATGCTCTGCACGCTACCATCCAGCTCCAGATAACCTGGCGCGACGATCCCGGTCGGGAATGCCAGAACCGCCCCCACCGGAACAGCGGATTTGAGCCGTTCGACTTCCTTGGCCAGCGCGGCTACATCGATGGTTCCCTGATTGACCGGAGCGTTCCAGGCTTTGATGCACCACATGACAGAGATGTTGCGCGGGCGAGTTTCATTTCCCCCTGCATTGACAGTAGTTGTGGGCGACGTCAGGTTGTTTGAATCAGGCCCTGAAGTTGCCAGATACCCACCCGTAGCGGGAGGTGTTACGACACCGTTAACAACTCCAGCGCCCGTACCCCCAAAAGGGTCAATGTTTGCAGCTACGCTGTCAAAGTACCGGTGACTGTGACTTTTATAATCATCAGCCTGAACGCTACCGACTTGACGTCCCAGGTCGACTCCCCGTCCATGATCCCAACCACGCAAAAACTCCCCACGCGCTTCCGGCAAACGGAAATTCCCGACACCCTCATCACCCTTATTGAACTTGCCGCCCAGATAAGCGCTCAAGTCCGGGTAAGTCGCACTGCTCTTGACGCTGTTATCCAGCTCCAGAAAACCCGGCGGCGGTGCATCCACCGGGAACGCGACAATCGAACCCACCGGCAATGCCGATGCCTTGGCAATCAACGCCTCGACTTCAGCCTTGGTGTAGGAATCCTTGATGCCAAAACCGGCCAACGTTTCAGGATTGGCCCCAGCCGTAGCGCGACCATATTCATCAACCGTCAGACTTTTGTAAGTCCCGGCAGCAATCCCGGTGCGCCCCGCCAGCATCTTGAAATTCAATGCAGTAGTGCCAAGGGTGATCGGCGCATTGGTCGTCAGGTACCACAGCGAATCACCATTGGCCGTACCCTCCTCCACCATCACCGTCAGGCCCGGCGTGACCTTGGCGCTGGTATTGGCATCCGCCGCCCGCAACCAATCACCGTTAGCCACGATCCACAGGCCGTTGTCCTTGGCCAGGGTCTGGTTCGCCAGCAGCACACGGTCGCCGGCAATCACGGCCACGCCGTCAATCTGCTGCGCGCCGTTCAACACGATGTTGGTAGAGGCCGCGACGCGCACCGATTGCTTGCCATCGAGTTTGCCGAGTTCTTCAGCGAGGTAACTCATGACCCAGGCACGCGTGGCCTTGACGACGGTGTCATCGATCAGCAGCGTTACCAACGACGCATTGCTGGTCTCAAAAATCGAGCGAATGTAGAACTCTTTACCCGAGCCCGACGTCGCCAGCACCGGCTTGAACGACTCCGGATATTTGACGATGGCGTAGAGAATCCCGGTGTCGGTCCACAGCCCGGCTTCACGCACATACCAACCGCCAACGTCCGGCGGAATGGTCACTTCGGCAAGCAACCAGCTCGGGTTCTTCTCGTCTTGGAACAGCGCATTGAGCGGCCCGCGCCAGACTTCGCGTTTCAGCGCGGTGGCGGTCGCGGCCGGGTTGTAGACCGCGCCGCCGCCGTCGCCGACGGAAATCTGCGTCAGCTTGATCGGCACGCCCGCGGCCTTGCACGCCGTTTCGTAGGCAATCCCTGCGTTGGTGAGCAGGGTGTAATAGTCAGCCATTCAGGCCCCCTGAGGATAAATAGTGGATGTTTCGACGGTGTACATCGCGGCGGCCATGAACGCCTCGCCAGAGGTTTCGAGCCCTTCGATGAACACCGGATAAACCGTGGTCAGCTCACCGCAAAAGGTCGCGGCGGCGATGGAGTGACTGCCGAACGCGCTCAAGCCAACTGTTACCGAGAGAATGTCCCGTTCGCTCTTGGCATCGGCAAGGCGTCGGTCGAGACGGGCGTCGATTTCTGCGCTGTAGGGTTGCTCGCTGAAGGCCCGCACGGAGAAGCTGTAAGGCACGCCGGGCGGCGTCTGTTCGTACCAAGCGCGTACTTCGGGGCGAAGTTGCAAACCCTTGGCCGCGTTCTCCAGCGCCTTGCGGGTGCCCGCCTGGCGCGCAGTGGGCCAGGCCAGTTCGACGGTCAGGCGCTTTTCCGCTTCCGGTGCGCTGGTGCTCCATTCGGCGACACCGCGATCCGCTGCCAGATACGGCAGGAATGCGACCGGTGTTTCGCTCGGGTTCATCAGTTCGGGGAACGGCGGCGCGATGCGATCAAGCAGTGCGCCAAAGCCCAGATCCAGACCGCGTTCGAGTGCCGAGCTGTTGGCTGGCAACAAGGTCGGGCGTTGTATTGGCTCACTCATAACGTCAGCACCTCGACCTCGACCGCCGTGCAGTACGGTGCCTGAAACGCAGTGCTCACGATCGGCTCCAGCGGTTCAAGAATCTGCAGTTGCACGGCGCCAGCACTGTGCAGCGTGTAGTCGATCCAGCTCGGGTCGACCCGCCCTTCCAGGCGATGACAACTGTCGGCGTAGGCCTGCAATTGCTGTTGTGCGGCAACTTTGGTCAGGCCCGAGTCGGGGCCGGAATTGATCTTCGCCACCACGCGAATCTTGTAGCGGTGAATGTCGGCAGCCTTGACCGTGACGAGGTCGGTTTCCGGCCGCACATCAGGGCGGGCGAAGTGCTGACGCACGCCATCCAGCAACGCTGCAGACGGAGTGCCATCGCCGTCGCGGGACAACACCGTGACCTGCACCTCACCCGGCGCCGTGCGGCGACCGTTGCCGTCCTTGACCTGTGCGGCGAGGCCGTCCGGGTTGAAGGTGTAGGTGACGTTCACCACACCGCCATCGCTGGATCCGACCTTCACCGTTGGCCGTTCACCGAGGGTGAATACCTCGCGGCGATACTGCATTCGCGAACCCGCAGCCGGGGCATGCGGCGCCAGGTAATAGCGCAGCCGGGCGTCGTCATCACTTTCATAAATCGGCGGTACCGGCGGGAAGGCTGCCGGGTCGCCCGCGTCGAGCAACTGCCTTTCAAGGCCCATGTCCGCCAGCCGTGCATCGAGGTTGCTGCCAGTGGCCCACCACGCCAGCATCTGCTTGATGCGGGCGTTGTATTTGCGTTCGTGGGTTTGCAGTCGTACGCAGAAAGCCTCAAGCGCCAGGGTCAGCAATTCGCTCTCGTTTTCCAGGCTGGTCTTGAGTTTCGCCGCGCTGTCCGGCGCTCGGGCGCCGACGTACTCGACGACGAAGGTCTTGAACTCGGCGAGCAGGTCTTCGAAGGCGTCGACGGTGATCAGCGCCGGTTCGGCCAATTGATTCTGGCCGGGGATCAACATGCTCATGTCACGACCTCGAATGTCTGTTGACGGTTTTTCCAGGTGCCGGCGAAGCGCAGCAGCAGACCCGCGCCCTGGCGGCTGGCGACGATCACGCTCGGCTGAAAATCGCTGATCCCGTTCTGCGCGTTGTAGAACGCCTGAGCCGCGTGGCTCTGAGCCAGAAGCAGAACGTCGTCACCGAGGTTCTGCCCCAGCAGCGTCGGGATCAGCGAGCCATAAAGGGGCCTTTTTTGCCGGGTGCCCAGCGGCGTGGTCAGGGCCCGGGTCGCGCGCTGCACAAACTGCAGCCAGTCGTCGACCGTGGCCCCGGAGTCTCTATCGATTCCGATCATGGGAAGCTCTTGATTCAGGGGCTGATGACGCGGCCCTGGTGATCCACCAACGGGCCGCTGAAGTGCACGCCCGAGGCGTCGATGCTCAGGCCGACCGCGCCCAGTTGCAGGCTGATCAGCTGCGGCGTCATCGTCAGTTGCGCCGGGCCGATGCTCAGTGCAAGCGACTCGCGAGAGCCACTGAATGCGGCAGGGCCGTTTTGCCAATGCAGGGTATGCGTGGCGTCGTCGTAGCCGCTTTCAGTGCCGTCGACATGCACCCGGCGCGTCAGCGTCGGAACCGTCGCCGTCGGTGGAAAGCGCTCACTGTTCAAGCCGAACAACGCCACGCTTTGAGCGCCACTTTCACCGCTGCCGTAGTTGAGCAGCAGACACTGCTCGCCCACGCTCGGAATCCGCGATTCGCTCTGCGCTCCGGCGCTCGGGTTGAAGAA